CCTTCTTTCTTCAAAGTCGAGTGTCACCCCTTCACCAGGTATGTCCTTACGAATCTCACTGGGCGACGTGTCAGGCTCGGCCTTTTCCGGGTCGGCCTTTAGCGCCGAGTATTTTTCCGGGTCGGCTTTTATCGCGTCAGCATATCGTTTGGTGAATCTATCCCGAGGCTGGTCAAGACCCGCATCTAATTCCTCTTGTGTTGGCTGAAAAGTTGCGTCATCCCATAGATCTTTCAGGGCATGGTATTGCTGCTCACCATTCCAGGACGCTCCCTTAACAACGAGGACTGCTATGCAATCGCAGTGGTCATGATATTTCTCTCCTTCCCGCCGGGATCCTGAAACATATGTATGCCCCCCGGTAGCGCCCGGATTCCGGTAATGAACTTGGCGGGGCCGCACTTCCCTGGGCTTACCTGTTGTCACCACGGTATCTTCGGAATATACCGGCCCGCGGGATGCCAGCATCGCGCAAAAAGCACAGCTCTCAGCCCCAGTTAAAACCCTGGCCCACCCCAACACCTTGCCACCAGGCTTGGTGCTAGCTGGTTCTGCCTTACTGGCCTTTTTCCTAGAATCGCGGTTATCATCTCCCGCCTTCCTGCCGTCGCTGGTGTGTTCCACTATCACCTTGGGTTGGCCATCCGACCCAGTGTTATCTTCCACCGTCACCCGTGGACGTTTCTGCGACGACGCCACACGCACCCGTCCCTGGGCCGCGGTATCAACCACCGCATCACGACCAGCTGCACGCGCATGCCGCACTGCCCCAGCAGCTACCCGGCGCGATACCTGGGCCACAGCAGCAGGGTCGGCGGGATTAGCGGGGAAGGCCGCTACTTTTTCCAGCAGGGCACGCTGCGCGTCTTTTGAATATGATTCGATATCGCCAGGTATCGGATCTTTTTTCGGGTTCCATCCTAGGGCGCGCAGGAGCATCTTCCAGCCTGCGTTAGGCTGGTATGGCCGCATAGGCGCCACGTCTATCTCCATGCCTCGTGCGCGCATATCTTCGGTCATGGTTTGGGCTGCGGAGTGGTAGAACGCTTTCCTGGCTTTATGGATGAGCGGCAGCAGCGCGGACACTAGGTCCCAGAGTGCTTCAATCGTGGTGGGGATCGTTTGTTCTTCGATTAGTCGATATATCTGGTCTCTAAGCCACAGGGCGGTTTCCCGGTCTCGGGAGTGCTGGTTTTCGATGCTCACAACCCACCCCCTTGCGGTATTTGTTACGTCACTTCAGGCATGGTTTGGGTTTCATCTCCTTGTGTAGATGGGTAGCCATACTTGGTGAGGATCCGCTGGATTTTCTCCTCTGTGAACCCGGGGATGTCTTCCAGGAGTGCTTCTGCTGGTATGCCGAGCATGGTGGCGAGTTTCCCGAGCGCATCAACGGTTTGAGCAAACGACCTTGCTGTGGTGTCTTTCCATTTCACTTCGCCGGCGAAGTCGGCGGCTGAATCGGCGTCGCCGTCCATGTGTCCGCACAGCCGTAATAGTTGTTCGTAGGATTCGCCGAGACTTGTTTGGATTTCGGAGGCTTTTCGGTCTTTGGCTGATTCCATGGCTGCCAGGCCATCGGCGCTGATGTTGCTGATGGCGTTCGCACCTAGGGATTGGGCTGGGACCTGGGCGATCGCGGCCAGGTCCCGTATGGTTGCTTGTTTGGAGTCAATGTACCGAGTTAGGTCGGTTTCCTCGAACTGACCGGCTTTTGTTTTGGTGCCGTCCGCGTTGATGAACCAGACATCGTTCGCTTTCATGCGGATCCCTTCGAGTTCATCTTTGGGTGCCCATCCGATGACGTATCGTTGTTTGAAAGCGGCATAGTATTGGGCGATGCCCATTTCGTAGCTGGTTCTGTCAATTCGATCTTGGAGTGATAGGAGCGGCTCGATGATGCCGCCGTGTTCCTCACCGTCTAGTAGCCAGCGGTCCCGGAAGCGGACGACTGGTGGCACCCCAGCGCCGTGAGGGCTGGCCTCGATGATCTGGAGGTTGATGGTGTTGTTCCAGGTTTCAGAAACCCATTCCGCTGGGTTCTTGGGCGCGTGACGTGCCCCGATGTAGTAGATGTAGTTTTCGTCTATGAGCCGCATCCTAGCCCCCCGGATTTCTAGGGCGAGAATGGGCCATTCTGAAGTGAGCCCGTATTCGCCTGGCCAGGCTCTTGATTCCCCGTAGTAGGCGGTCATCATGCGGGGAGAAACCCCCGTGATAAGCGGTGCGGATGCTTGGCCGGGAAAAGTGCCCCGATCGACTACGGCATAGGATGTGCCGTATTTGAGGGCCGCCCGGGTGATTCCGGTTTGGGCAGCGTCCATCGCGTTGCGTTGCCAGTGCTCCCACAGTGGGGATTGTTCGTAGTTGCCGCTGAAATAGTTTTCGATCTTCATCGACTGGGCGAATGTATCCAGCACTAGGGGGAGGAATGGGACTTGGGAGTCTTGGGCGATCTGGATGTGGCGGTCATACCTGCCGCCTGGTGTCGACTTCTCGTTTAGGACTGTAAATCGGTTGGCCGCGTATTTCCGGGTCCAGGGCAGCATCGCCATATGGATCTTGTTGTTCCTGGCGTATTCGTATGCGTGTTGGGACAGGAGTCCTCGCACGCCATCGAGTACCGCCCGGTTCGACATTTTCATTACACAAACACCGCCCTTCCGTCATAGTGGGTATCTGGTTGGTTATCCAACCATTTTCGGCGCACCATCCGCGCACCAATGAGGCAGACTGCTGCATCAATCTTTTTCGCTGAGGTTGGGGATTCTTTCCGCACGGATATCCCGTACCGGTTTTCCGCCCGGTAGCAGTTCCGTAGGTGATCTGTGAGGATTATAGAGCCGTCGTAGGTGAATCCGTGCTCAATGATTTCTCTTTCTGTTAGTTCACATGCCCGGGTGAAATCAAAGCTTTTGCTGCGCATGTCCCAGGCGATTGGCTCTGGGTTTGCCCCAGATGGTACCGCCCACAGTTCTAGTTGGTCTTTGTAGCATTCCGGCCAGGTAATCTTCGTGAAGGACTCCCATTCACGCACGTCAGCGAAGAACGCTTTCACTGTCCACGTGTCAAACGCCTGAGCGACACGGGCTGTGACGGCTTCAACATCAATGGTTTTCTTCTCTGCTTGGGACACGTGGCTGTTACCAGGATCCCACGCACCGATGAGGAAAACATGGCCATCGCTAATTCGGCACCCTACTAGCGCTGTCGTGTCGCGGGTGAGCGAGCCGTCAAAGAACATGACGATCTCTTCACCAGGCTCCACCTGGATATCCGGCATGGCCATGAGCGCTAGGTCCTTGGGGTCGATCCACGCATCAACAGACGCCACTGGCCAATTCAAATATTTACGCTTCGAGTCATCCGGTTTAGCACTGTGCGTCCAAATGCGGGTCATGATGGCGTCGATATCAACCCACGGGCAGTCTCCATACACGAACTCCAGCCCGGCGCGGAGCGATGCCGCATCGGCTAGGTTGGTTTCTGGCGGGGCCTGGATGATATCCATGAGGATCTGTTTTTCATTCTTGGATAGGCCTTTCTCTTGGTTACACCAGTCGATAAACGTGTGCTCCCCCACGGTGTTTTTCCCCGGCTTCCAGGCATTCAGGGTGCCTAGCATACGGGAACCGGATTTAGTTAAGTTATCAACCAATGTGCTGTATAGCTCACCGCCGCCTTTAGCCGGGGTCCAGTGCTCTAACTCGTCGCCAATGATAAAGGTCGCCTCCGCGCCCTCCTGGGTAGCAGCAGATGATGTAATGACTTCTAGTTTGCCTTCGGGGACAACGTTGATTTTCGTGATGCCGGGGTCAATGTCGTAATCGCGGTGCAGCTCGATCGCTGTCTTCTTGTTAGCCATCGCCCTGATATGTCTCATCGTGTTGTCCGTTTGTGCCTCAGAAACCGCAGCTATTTGCACCCACGGCATTGCCACAGGTTTACCAATGCAGCCGCCGAGCACTTGCGGATCAAACCTTTCCAGCCTGACGGGGGCGAGCAGCTCAATGAGCGCCATAGCTGCAGCAAACGGCGACTTGCCGGATCCCTTAGCTAGACGACGGAACGCATTGTAGAACAACCATTTTCCATCTGGGCCAACGGCATAAAACCATAAAACGAACCTGGCCTGCCGCCTGGTGAATTTCCAGGGTTTCCTGGCACGAATCCCGTTCGGGTGCTTTAGGTATTTAGCGGCCCACGCTAGCGCCTCCCAGCCGAGCGTTAAATCAGGCACCCCCGGGGGAAGCGTATCCAGCCGCTCCTCCGGGGGAATCATCATGCTAGATCAGCCCTGTATTGCTCCATGATCGACACGGTGGCCTCCTTCGCCTCATCCACTATCTTCGGGGTGGTGAGTTCTACACGTAGCCGACGCCGCGCCCCCTCGGTGGTCATCAAGGCATCAGCACGGGAGAAAATCGTATCCATCATCCCAGCACGGGCCCCAGTCGGAGAGCTTAATTCTTGGGTGATAAGCCAGCACACCAGCCTGGCTTCCTGCCAGTCGCTTTCCTGATAGAACTGTGCCTGGCCGCTCCGCTTCAAGGAGCGGAACCACCCTTTCGCATAAGGATGCCACGCCCTGTCTTCCGCAGGGGGTTTTACCACCTGCTGCCCCATGGCCATCACCATAGCAGGGCCATCAGCCTCCGGCTTGTTCCGCCGACGCCTCTGGTCGCTACGCTTCGGTATCGGGCCACGCACCATGGCCATCACCTCCTGTTCACTTACCGTTCGGGGATACGCCCCTCTCGCTGCAATANCACCGGGCACCGCCCGGATAATCTCAACAGCCCAGTCGGCCACCTTGCCGCGGCGGCTAATGCAGTGGTCAAGGTCAATACAGGCTAGCCCACCACCTAACATGACGCCGTGCGGGCCATCCTGCACCTCAGCGTGGGTGGTCCAGGTTTCCGGCTTAGTAGTTGACGCAGGGGAGCCCATAGGTGTGATGGGGCGCTTGCCATCAGCCGCCGTCCACCGGGGCAGCTCACGCATCCGGGCCGGCAGCTGCTCACGCCGACGCCGACGGTAAGCCTTCTGCCTGCATGCGGACGAGCAAAACCGCGGGGAGCGCCCCCTGGCGGGGATCTCCAGCCGGGCTTCGCACACCTCACACGCTGATCTCATAATCTGCATTTTACCATAGGCGTTACGATATACCTATTCCTAGCTTGGCGCATTTACCCTTTCCGGCCACCAACAACCAAGGGGGGAGACAGCCAAGGAAATAGTGACCCACACCACAACACAAAGCCGCAGGTCACAGCCCCCAGCGCACACCGTCAACCAACACCCAAAACTAAGAAACCTGTCCTGACCAGCAAAAACCCTGAAACCCGTACACAGCCGGGGGCCGTATGTGTGCCGTACCAGGGACCAGCCGGCGGCGGGGTACCCCCCACCCCAAGTGGCCTAGGTCACCTTATTTCAGGCCGGGGTGACGGAGCGCAAACCTGTCATACAGCCGACGGCGGGCCACACGCCTACTGATCCCCCGTGCCGCTTCGCGGCGGGACTTCTCCGCATGGCAACTAGCGCACAGCCACTGGAGATTATCGAGCCCATCGGTGCCGCCCTCAGCGACCGAAATAATATGGTCCAACTCTAGGCCACCTCGTCCTGTCACTGGTTCGGCGCCACACTGGGCACACCAGTAAGGAA